CAGTTTTGCAAAGGCAATAAGATCAACGATATTGTATTCTCTTGTGGTATATCTTTTACCACAGTCAATACATTCTCTTCGCCTTGAAGTGTATGGAATGTTAGCCTTGTTCTTATTGATAGGGTTAGGCTTACCACTCCTGAATCGAGTCTCAAGATTTTTAGTATTGAGACCCCGACAGTTAGGGCATATACTCATATTGTTGTGACTCCTAAATGGATACGATTGTTTTAACTAATTCTCTTTTGAGAATGACGATAGCTTCTTTGGCATCAAGGTTCTGATAAGCTATCAGGTTTGGTTGTGAGCCTGTAATTCTACAGGCTCGATAATACATGGACTCTAGTTCCCAGTATGTTTGATGGGTCTTACGTTTAATCATGGAAGTTAGGAATGAATGTACCTTCCATAGTTACAGGTCTTGTATAAGTTTTACCTAGTGGTTCTCTCCATAGTTCGGGGTGTTGAATACGTTTAAACTGTACGTGTTCTAATCCTGCTTGATTAACTATTTCACAGGCACAGTCAGTCCAGTATGTCTCAGAGTTGTGACCTAGATTTTCTATCTCATCATTCCAATATGGAATAGCTATTGCTAGACCTCTAAGCCAGTTCTCAATATCATCTTGACCTAAGTTTGAATACCATAGGTTGTAACACCATTGAAATTTTTCTTTATCATTCCAGTCTTGCCAGTTGCTATTGTCTAGTCCGTTACAGTATTCGTTTGAATCTAACTCGAACTCGATAGCATCTAAGATTAAAGTTGTTAGTGAAGTTTTCATGTGACTCCTTTTGTTTGGTTAGTGGGTAGGGCATACCCTTAGTCAAGTATGCCCATTTGTTTTTCAGTTGTCAATAATCTATCTTGTCTAGAATATCTGACACTTGTTTTAGTTGATCTTTCTTTAGCTTTTTAATAGCATCTTTATCAACTGTATTTTTAAAGTCTGGTTCAGGTGGCCAGTTCTCATCATTGACTTGATTAATAAGATTGTTTAGTTTCATGTGACTTTTAGTTTGGTTAGTAAGGGCATAGCTTTTACACTATGCCCAGTTGTTGTGACTACTTAGTGGTTAGGTAGTAAGTCTTGTCTAAGACATACGTAACCTCTAAGTTTGCGAGGTCGCTTACCCCTGCTATCGTAGGTGTCCCAGATAGCACCCTCTTTAACTGCAACCCAATGTTGTGGTACATGAACTATGCAAGTCTTAGGTATGTTGTCTTGATTAAAGTACAACCACGTTGACTTGTCATTGTTCCTGTATTTAGTAAGGGATTTATAAACAACATCAAGTCCAAAGTCTTGAAGTGTTGCGATTAAATCTGTCTTACTTAAACCCCAGTCTGCTGACTTAGCTGACTGTTTACGTTGACCCCATTGATCGTAGTAGTAACTACCTGCACGTTTGTTTCTGGTAGCTTTGTTCCAGACTTCTTTGTAGTCAAGACCATAAGCTAAACAGATAGCTCTCGTACCGCAGTCACCATGCCTTTCTTTCTTAGGGTGTGGGTTGCGTAGCATCACTCTTAAACCTGAATGATGAGAGGATTTTGGAAAAGTTAATTCCATAATTAGATAAAGCGTTGTACAACTGAGTGACTCTTTGTGAGCCACTCATACTAGCCCTTTGGTCAGGGCTAATAAGAGTGGTTCTAGTAACACATTATCAAGTGTTATCGGATTTGTCAACTATCGGGTTCAGGATAAAGTTCTTAGCCTTTACTGATTGTCCTAAGATAGTGTTAATAAACTTGGGTTCTTTCCTGAGTTTACTAATCCAGTTCTTAAGGTAACTAGCGTGTTGGTCATCAGTTGTGCTGACTTTCAACTCTCTAGCTAGTAAAAACGCTGCACATTCTGTAATGATTTCTTCTTCAGCGTATAGCTCAGAGCCAAATCCACACGCTTTTACTATGCCCTGTCTCGCTAGTCTTTCTTGAGACCCACTACTATGACAGGCTTCGTGCATAACTACAGCGTAGTAATTCTCATTGTTTGAGAATCTAGTTCTATCGGGAACTACGATCTCATCAAAGAGTACATCATAGTATGCTCTATCCCCTTTGTGACTGAAGTTTTTAAGGTGCTTATCAATGTAGTTGGTAACTACTATGTCATGCACATTCTTTAGTCGGTCATCTAGTGGCTCAAAGTTAGTAGCTTGATGTTGTTTCTCAAGGTCAGCTATCCTATCGTCTAGCTTTTTTTGATTCTCAGGTGTTGAGCCTACAAAACAGGCTATGTTAAACACTCTAGTAGGTCGAAAGATAGTAAATCTAGCACCAGTCTCGACTTGTAAACCATCAGGTTTGGACTCATCTAAGGGTCGCTTACCATTGATTGTAATAGGTCTAAGAATGACTGCACTCTTACTACCTTTCTTGATTTTAAGACCCCATTTTTGAGCCTGTTTGAAACCGCACCAGTAAGGATATTTATGGCCTTGAGCTAGTTTGTAAATCTCAAGGGCTATAAGGTTACCATTTTGGTAGTATTCCCCTGTTGTAAAGTTCATATGATCACCTTCAGGTGTCCACTCTTTGCGAAAAGGATTACAACCTTTCTCCATTAGTGAGATTAGTGTATCAGCTAATTCTTGTATGCCCTTATCAGGATTGTAAGGTTCTTTTTTAGTTTGTTTTTTGACAGGTGTTAAGGTCATTGTTTTTGGTAAAGTAGTTTTGGTTAGAGAGTCTTGTTAAGGACTCTTTAGAACCTACCTAGTAGGCTCTAAGGAATCGTTAATTCTATTCCACTCATAAAGTGCATCTTGTTTTTGTGAGATATGCCAAGACCTTAAGACAGGTTGAGAGACAGTACCATTAACAACTAATAGAATTGAATCGGTCATTGTTTGCACTAAGGAAAACGTGCGGTTAGATTTGATAATCATTAGATTTGTATATCAGGTGTAGTAGTTTGGATTTTGAAAGTAAAGCCTAGTTTTTTAAGGGCATTAATATTACTTTGAGTGAGAGTACTGTTACCAGTCAAAGACTGTAATGGATCTCTTTGTTCTTCATTGACTACATCAACATAAGTAGTTCCGTAGGCAACCCTAGTTGAGATTAAAATTTCAGACATGATAGTTAAGTTTTTGGTAAAGGTTTGGTTAGAGTATTGAACTCTATCAAGGGAATTTAACCCTTGAAAGAATCTAAGTACTTTTGAGTTACGGTCTTGTAGTCAAGACCTGACAACCATTTATTGAGTTGTCTAGTAGTAGTCTTTGAGTAGTGTTGCTCAGTTCTAACGTAGCCTTCATTGGCTAGATTAGCTGCTACGACTGTGTTGTATGACCAGAATAATACTGATCCGTTAGGTAGTTTTGACTCATAAATGTTAGAGCCAACTTTGATTTTGTCCATTAAAACTGTGTGGTTAGTTGTTTAGTAAAGATCAAGTCTTGTTGACCTGATGAACCCACTATAGAAAGTGTTACCGCAGATTGTCAACACTCATTCTAATATTAGTCTGACTTCCCTTGCTATCACTAATTAAATTCATTGTTTACATTTAGTAATAATTAGATTATCTTAGTGTTTATTACCCTTATCTATTAACCCTATATACCCTCTATTCATTCTCTACCCTATACCCCCTATTGATTAACCCTATATATTTATTTTGATTTAACCTATTGAACCTATACCCCCCTACCGATTAAGAAAAGAAATAAAAGTAAATAATAGAATCAATAGACCAAAAACCACACTAAGAATACTAATAATATTCTGAGAGCCTAGTAGTAGCAATATATTTTTCTTATAAACGCTTTATTTTTTTATAAATTGACAAAATTTTTTTTATTTATAGGGGGAAACTCGCTATGCACGTATTCTGTTACCCTTTCAGATTTTTCTGTCAAAATTTTTTCTTAAGATTATCCTAATGTATTCTTAAGATAATCTTAGTGTGCTTAGTTAGAGAAACTCTTTCTCCTATACTAGGCTTTAATAAGCACCGCTTATGAAACCATCATCAGATACATTAGAATTTCTTATCTGTTGAGGAGACATACCCATAGCGGATTGAGATATTGTGTTGTTTAGTAGAGACCCCCAGTTATCTAGGTGTACAGCTAGAAGTTCATCTTTACGTTTAGAGATGTTTAGGTCTTCAGTTTGAGCCATATAGTCAGTCCAGTAAGCAACTGCCCCTGCTAGGGAGTCAACGAGGTCATCATGTACAAGAGAACCTTTATTTCTGGATAATCTTGATATTTGGTAGATAAGTTGTAGTTTTAATCTACGTTCAGGTGTTTCATTAGGGTTAGATTTAAAGTCATTTTCTACAACTCTGCGATCAATAATAAGTTTATGAGAGTTCATTACAGGTTCTAAGGTATCAATGATTCTCATTTCTTTGGTCTTTGTATTTCGCACGTCTTCAACTTCGCAAGCGTGGTATCTCATAAGAAAAGGTTTTAGTAATTGTGAGAACATACCGCCACCAAAGTTTTGTTCTATAAGAATCTTGTTAATTTTATTGTCTTTAGCAGTCTTAGCAATGCGTTCTAACACGTTATTGGAGTAACCACCTGACAAACCGAAGCACTCTGTGACAAATAAGTTACCATTAAGCATCTTTACACAGGATATAGCAGTCTGGTCTTTACCAGTACCAGAGGGGTCAACAAACATCACGCTACCTGTGTATTCAATGTAGTCTCCGAACTCTTGTGCAGGTCTATGAAACCTGTCTCCATTGAATCCAACGCAAGATAGATCAGAGATTACATACTCAGGAGAGTTAGACCAAATAACTTTTTCAGGTGCGTACTCTTTATTGACCGACATAATTACTAGGTCGTTAATTTTTAGAGGGTATCTATCTTGATCTGAGAGTGTTGTATCAAGCATGAACTGTAGATTGAACCCAGAACGTCCATAAGACGCTTCACGTTCCATCAAATCCTGTGCAGAGAACCTTACAGGGTCAACAGGGTCTTGTGGCTCTACAGAGCCTTCTAGGAGGTTCTTAGCAAGACGTGGTGCAAGACGATCTCCGTAGTTGTTTTTATGGTTTGGGTAACGTGCAGTCCATATTCTTGTTTCATATCCTCTTTCTTCTAGTGTTAGGTACAAACTATTCTCTACTTGTGGTGTACCTAAGAAGGTAATCTTGCCATTTGGTTTTAGTATCGCTTCAAATTCTTTTACAGCTTCAGATAATTTGTCTCTCATTGGCTGTGTAAAGCTATTGTTAGGTACTTCACAGTCATCTGCTATGACTTCATCAGCACGACTTCCTGCAAGCTGCGATAAGACCCCTTTAGATGAACAGGAGGGTGCGTGATCGGCACTAGCAGGTCTTACATCAAAACTTACCTTACTGTTTCTTTGGTCATCTCTGGGGATTAGTGGAGCAAGTATAGGCATCTCGTTTATAAGACGCATAGTAAAGGTAGTAAAGTTATCAGCCCTGTCTTTACTGGCAGATACCACAAGAAACTTTAGTTGTGGGTCTATCCTTAGTCTCCAAACAACGTAAGTAGAAGTAATCCAACTCTTACCTACTCCACGAAACCCTTGTATAATTTTTCTTCTAGCACCATGTTGTAGATATTCTGCTATATCTAGCTGAACAGGTGTAGGGTCTGGTAGGTTTAGATGTCTCCAAGTAACAATTAAGAAATATCTAAAGTCTTGTAGCTTTTCTGGTAAGGGTTGCAATTATTAATCTGTAAGAGGGATAGTTTCTAGGTCTGGTAAGTTATTCATTAGCTCTGTCATAGGGTTGTTTTCTACAGGAATACACTCAATACCATTATCTTTTAGAAACTGTCTAGCTACGTTTAAGTCTCCTGCTTTTGCTTCGCCACTTCTTACCTTATCTAACAAGTCTTTTGCTAATTCAAGGTGCAAACTTTTTAATATCTTTAAGTTTTTATCCATGATTACTAGCTTTTTTGTTTAATATAATCACTTTTTAGGTCTATTGCCAAATAAAACATACTTAAGTTTACCTATAAAACCTAATTTTTTTTTGTTTTTATAGCGTTTTAATTGAGATTCAATTTTGTGTAATTTACTTTCAGTATCAGAGATCCGAACTAAAGCTGCAACAAGTAACATATCTTGCAGTCTTATTTGTTTTACAAGATCACAACAATAATCTTTGATTACAGAATCAGGTAATTCTTTAACCTCTCTGCATTTTATTTCTATTTCAAGCTCTACTTCGGGAGGAGGATTACCAATAAGAATATCAAAAAATTCTTTATGGGTCATTAGTTCATTTTAGGAAACAACTGTTGCTCCAACATATCAACAGCTTTATCGTCTAAGGTATTCGAGGTTTGTTTACAAATTGCTCTAAGCAAGTCCACCACTAACCTCTTCACAGCAGTCGTAGTGAAGAATTTTAGTAATACTGGCTTTAGTATTTTTAGCATAGTTTTGTGTGTTACTTCCCAAACATAGCTAACTTGCTAGTATTAGACAAGAGTTTTACGTTTTTATGGCAGAACAACCAAAAGAAAATAAAAAAGGAGTCTGGTT